CATCAGCCCGTGCAGCCGCGCCGCCGAAGCGCCGTCGTCCCAGATCGTGATCGCCAGCCGATGCTCGCGCCCGCGCCCTGTCTTGTGGCTCCAGTCTCCGGTCACGCCGTCGCCGATCGCCACATAGGGATAGGCCGCCCGCGCCGGCGGCCCGTCGAACACGCCCGCAACCATGGACGCCAACGGGGTATGCCCCTCCAGTGCCGCCACCAGCCCGGCCTGCACCGCTTCCGCTGCCCCGCTCATCGCCGCAGCCCCTTCGCCAGCATCGTCAACCCGCGCAGCCGCACATCGAACAGAAATCGCCGCAGCAACCCGCGCCCGAAAATGGCCACGCCGTCGCCGATCCGCTCCACGCCGACGTCAGACGGCAATTCCTCACGCGCCGCCTGCTCGATCAACGCCACCAGGATGTCAGCCTCGCGCGCAGCGATTGCAGCGCCACGCGCCACCAGACGCTCCATCATCGCGCCTCCTCCGCTCTCAACCGCAGCCGATCGGGAAGGCGCGGATCGCGCTCCACGCTCCGTATCGCCAGCACCCGCCCATTCCACAGCAGCCGGTCGCCGACCGAGACGTCACCTCGCGCCCGCATCGTCACGCGCCACCACGGGCTCGCGTCCGCCGCCTCGCCCGCGACGCCCACACCGATTCGCTCATATTCGACCGCTGCCCAGGCCATTCCCAGCGATACCCAGGCGCCAACCGCCCCTCCGATCGCATCGCGCGCGCCGTCGCGCCGCTGCAACTCCACGCGCTCGCGTAAGTCCCCCGCAAGTTCCGCGCTCATTTCAGCCGCATCCTGCGCCACGGGCGCCACAAGGCCGCCACTGCGGCCGGAGGCCCCTGATCGCCGGCCCCGTCGCGGTGCGAAAAAAGATGCGCCACCAGCCGCAATATCCCCTGCCTCACCGGCTCGGGCACACTCGGCCAGTCCACCGCCATCCCTGCTTCGGAAGTCACGATCGCCCGCCCTGCGGCACCCGGTTGGATCACCCGCACCCAGCCGTCGCCATTCGTGTCAATATCGACCGCGTAGGCGCCGACCGGCAATGCAAAGGCCGAACCTTCCGCCGGCAACCCCTCAACGCCCGATATTGCGCGCACCGGCGTCCGGCTCAGCCGCCGCCACTCGCTCTGCACCGGGATCGTCTCGCGCACCGTCCGGGCGATCGCTAGCTGCCCGATGAACGCCTCACACATTCCCGTGGCGGCGCGGACCAATCCCGCGATCGACGCATCTTCCTCGGCGCCCTCGATCCGCAGATAGGCTTTCGCCTCGTCCACGGCGGACGCGAAGTCGTCGATCAAGTCCACCTCGACCGTCATCGTTGTTTCTCCATGAAAAGGCGCAAACCACCAGGCCCCGAACCCACCCGTCATGCTGAACTTGTTTCAGCATCCACCGTCCGACAGACGCAGTGTCCCAAGCTGAAGAGCGGACCCTGAAAACGAGTTCAGGATGACGACGAAATCGCCAGCCTCAAGGAATCGCCAACAACGCGGCCACGCCCGCGGCACCAGCGGTGCTCAGATGTGTCCCGTCCGCCGCCCATGACGGGCTGTGCGCCGCCCAGTAACCGCTATCCCGCGCGCTCTGATAAAGGTCGCCGGCCTCGATATAGCCTGTCGCCCCCGGCAGCACCGCCCGAACGTCGCTGTTGAAAATCGGCATATCCGGCCAGCGCCCATCGGTTTGCGGCACCTGATCGCCTGGCGTCACCGTCCAGTTGCTCGAAACACTTGTCGTGCGCGGGCCAAGCGTGGCCTGATAGGTGCGCTTTCCTGAAAACACCGCGAAGATATTGGCGATCGCGGTTTTCACTTCGGCGACGGTGCTGCCAGTCTTCAAATCGTTGATGCCATAGTTGGACATCACATCCGTCACCCCGCCATAGGCGTCCATCGCATTGCGAAGGGTCGTCAGCCGCGTGACATTATTGTCGAAATAGGTTCCAAGCCCCGAACCCCGCGCGAAATTGACCCACGGGTAAAGCGGATCGAGCGCCCTCGCAAAGGCCCCCGCGCCGCCTGCCGCGCCCTTGCCCGCGTCATCGTTCGCGCCCCACATCACGCTGTCGCCAAGCAGTGCCCAGCTCCGCGCGTTGGCGGCGGCGATCGTCCCCATGATCGCAAACGGCCCATGGGTATTGCCCGAGATACTGGGATTGATCGTCCCCGACATCACCGAATTGCCCCCGATCGCGCCGTCCGTGATGCCGGTCATGTTCGGCAAGCCCGGAAGCTGGGAGGCGGGGATGATCGTGCCCGACGCGATCGAGGCGATATAAGTCCTGATCCAGAAGCGCGTTCCCGCCGGAATCGCAACACCCATATCGTCGCCGGTCAGCACCCCGTCCACGGGCACCACGCCCTGATTGGCTCCGCCAAAGGTGATCCGGGTGAAGGTTCCCGCAGGATATTCGATTGACGCCTCGATCGTGTAATTGGCGGGTGCCGCGGTCAACACCAAAGTAGAGGCATAGTAATAAATTCCGCACCACATCGGCCGCAGGCGTGAAATCGCCCCTTGCGGGCTGGACCAATGTTCGGACTTGAAAGTCAGGTTATTGCCCGTCAGCGTCCGCGTCGGCAGATAGCCCCGGTTGGCGGCGAGACCCTGCGTGACGGCCCCGCCGCCACCGCCCGACAACCTGTCGACGCCGAGGCCGAAACCAAGCCGGAGCCCGCCCATCAGTAAAGCGCCAATATGTCAGCGGCGGTCGTGCCGGTGGCGCGAATATATTGCGCCCGGAACGGCAGGACGGTGCCGGCGGGAATATTCTTCCACAACTGGTCGGCGCCGCCATTCACTCCGCGCATGGTAATGTTGCCGGCGGTCCCGACGAACAGCGCCTTGGGAATGTCGGTCAGCGCATTGGTATCGTGCGGCGTCACGGTGAGCGCCAGGGTCGCCGGCGCGCTGGGTGCGTCGGCGGTGCGTGCGAAACTGTCAGCCACTCGAATCTCCAGAAAAAGCCCCTCCCCTTCAGGGGAGGGGTTGGGGTGGGGACGACGTGGAAGTTTACGAAACCGAGAACTTCATCAGCTTGATCGCCTCGGAGTTGCTCACGCCCCCGCCCAGCCGCTTCGTCGCGTAAAAATGCACGAACGGCTTGTGGCTGAACGGATCGCGCAGGATCTGCGTCTCGGTCCGCTCGGCGATCAGATAGCCGGCGGCGAAATTGCCGAATGCGATCGAGAGGCTGTTGGCGGCGATGTCGGGCATATCCTCGCTCTCGATCACCGGATAGCCGAGCAGCGTGTCCGCCCGCCCCTCGGCCAGCCCCGGCTGCCACAGGAACGCGCCGTCCGCCGTCTTGAACTTGCGGATGCCCGAAAGCGTCGTCGAGTTCATCACGAACACCGCGCCCTGCCGGTAAGGAGCACGCAGGCTCTGGACGAGGTCGATCAGCCGATCCTGCGGGTTGGACGAGGCGAACGCCCCCGCCGCGCCGCTCGCCACATATTGCAGTGAACCGAATGCCCGCACGCTGTCCGCCTCGTTGGTGGTCGTATAGGTCAGGAACCCCTTGGGCTTGTTGGTCCCGTCGCCCGCCACAAACGCCTGCCCCTCGGCCCTGGCGAACTCCTGCGCGATCTCGTCCGCCAGCCACGCCTCGACGTCGAAATTCGCGTCGTCGAGCATCGTCTGGCTCGCCGCCGGATTGGCGTAGAGCTCGCCCGCCGGCGGCACGATCTCGTGGAAGACCGGCGTCGCCGTCTCCGGCCGCGCCGCGCCCTCCGCGACCCAGCCGGAGGGCGTCCCCCCGGTCGTCACCAGCTTGCGGTAACCGGCGCTCCCCACCTTCACCACATTGGCGATCCGGCGGATCGGCGAGATCGACTTCAGCACCGCGTCGATCGCCGCATCGATCTCGCGCGGCACGGCATAGCCGCCCGTCGAATCGCTCGTCCCGATGAAGCTTTTCAGCTCCACCCCTTCCTTGATCCCCTTGCGCAGATAGGCGTCGACGAACGCCTTGCGCTCGGGCGAACCTTCCGCCTTCGCCCCCGACAACGCCGGCCGCGCCGCCGCCACCGCCTGCGCATCGACGCGCGCCTTCAGCGCTCCCATCTCGGCGCGCAGCTCCGCCACCTGATCGCTGCGTCCCGCCTCGTCAAAGCTCGCCTCGAGCGGATCGGCCTTCACTTCATACATATTCGTCTCCTCCACGTGTCACTCCTCCACCACCGCGTGCACCCGCGCCTTGGGCTGCATCGGAAAGGTCACCAGCGAGATCTCGACCAGGTCGAGATCGGTAAGTTCGCGATTTGTTCCAGCCACGCTTCCGCGCACCCGATATCCGAAGGACAGTCCTCCCACCGCCCCGTCGCGCAGCAGCACCGCCGCCTCGCGCCCCGCCGCCGATTGCGCGGACAGCCGCCCGATCACGCGCAAGCCCCGCGCATCCTCGGCGATGCTCTCGATCCGCCCGATCGGCTTGCCCGCGTCATGCTGCCAGAGCAGCGGCACCCGCGCCGGACCCAGCTTCACCGCGTCGGCAAAAGCCCCGGCGCGCACAATATCCCCGCCCCGGTCCACCCGGTCAAAGATCGCGGCATAGCCCGCAAACCTCAGAGGCTTCATCCGCGCACCAGCTCGATCAGCCCCAGCCGCACCGCGATCCCCATCAGCAGCAGGGCCAGCCCGATCCGCACCATCCACCCGATCACCGCGTGCCGCGCCGAAGCCTTGGCGTCGCGCCACGCCCCCAGCAATTCGCGCAGCTCATCGATGTCGCGCCGCGCATTGGGATCGGCCAGCCCGAGCCGCTCCATCGCCCGCCCCGCGCCCAGCTCGCTCGCTTCCTCGGCCAAGGCGCGCAGCGTCACCATCCCCGCGCCCGCATCTTCCGCCTGCGCGATCAGCCGCGCCAACATCTCCGCCGACATCCTTACCTCCATCAATGATCGTCACCCCGGCGAAAGCGGGGGCCCACGGACTCGACTCACTCCAAAATCCGGCGATCCGTATCCATGGGTCCCGACTTTCGTCGGGATGACGGGATTTTCCGTCTCACTCGCCCGCTTGGGCCCCGATCCCCAGCATTGCCCGTTTCTCCTCGCTACTCAGGAAGTCCGCCGCGCCCACCTGCGCCCACAGCCGCTCGCGATCCGCCGCCAGCGCCGGCACCCGGTCAAGCTCCAGCCGCAGCGCCAGCTCCGGCCACCACGCGCGCAAGCCCTGCCCGATCGCGCCGATAATCTTGTCCGCCAGCGGCACGATCGTCAGCCGCCACAGCGCCCGGTTCGCCTCCGCATAATTGGCGTAAGTGCTATCCCCCGGCAGCCCGAGCAGCATCGGCGGCACCCCGAAAGCCAGCGCGATCTCCCGCGCCGCCGCCGCCTTCAGCCCGACGAAATCCATATCGGCTGGCGTCAGGCTCATCGCCTGCCACTTCAGCCCGCCTTCGAGCAGCATCGGCCGTCCCGCATTGGCCGCTCCGCCGAAACTCGCCTCCATTTCGGCCTTCAGCCGGTCGAACTGATCCCCCGAAAGCGCCGCCCCCGGCTCCCCCGGATCATAGACCAGCGCTCCCGAAGGCCGCGCCGCATTGTCGAGCAGCGCCTTGTTCCACCTGGTCGCCGCATTGTGAATCGCCACGGCCCCTGCCGCGGCGCCCAGGCACCCCAGCCCATAATGATCGTCGCCGGGATGAAAGCCGCGGATATGCACCACCGTCGGCCGTCCCAGCGCATCCGCCACCGGATAGCGCGTCACGCTCTCCCCCGCGCGATAGAGATAGGCCGCCGGCCATCCCCGCGCGTCCGGCTCGATCATCACCCGCTCGGGCCTGAGCGCATAAAGCTCCGCC